TGCTCCGGCCCCGCAAAGACGCTCATGTGGAGCCGGCCGAAGATGGGTGCCTGGTTGCCCGCCCGGAGCACGGCCTCCAGCTTCTCCCGCTCCACCGGCCGGTCCCCGTAGGCACGGATGCTCCGCCGGATCTCAATCGCCTGCTGTATTTCCATTTTAAAATACCCCTTTCCTTTTCTGGTCCTTGTTGGTATCATTATAGACAGCGGCGAAAAAAGTACAAGTACGCAATTTTTCTTTAGCCGGTAAGAAAATACTTAGTGGGGAGGCAACACCATGGAGGGCTGTCCGGTCAAATTTGCCCTGGGGCTGGTAAGCGGCAAGTGGAAGCTGCGCATCCTGTGGGAGCTCAACCAGCAGGAGGTAATCCGCTTTAACGAACTCCAACGGCGGCTGGAGGGCATCTCCAGCGTCATGCTCTCCAAGTCCCTGGAGGAGTTGGAGCGAGCCAGGCTGGTCCACCGGGAGCAGTATCCCGAAATTCCGCCCCGGGTAGAGTACTCTCTGACGGCGCTGGGGCGGTCCATTGACCCCTATCTGCGCGCCCTGGGCGAGTGGGGCATGCAGGCCTATGAGGCAATCCAGGCCGGCTGAATAAGGCCCCCGGAACCGATTGGTTCCGGGGGCCTTGCCATTTCCCGCTTACATCCAGTGCTCCTCGCCGTCATAGACACGGTAGCTGTGGGCGTTGGTGGCCTCCACAATGTCGTGGTAGGCCCAGTAGGAGGCGCTCACATCGGGGAACTGCCGCAGCTCGCCGGCGTGGTCGTCCACGTAGTCCTCGTCCGCCGCCCGGTCCAGCAGGCGGTTGGTGATGGCCGTCACCTCCGCCCGGGTGATGGTGCGCTCGGGGGCGAATTTCCCGCCGCCTACGCCTTCCACCATGCCCAGGGAGGCCAGGGTCTCCACCGCGCGGGCGTACCAGGCGTCGGCGGGCACGTCGGTGAAGCGGACCGCGGCGGACACCTCCTGGTCCAGTAGGAGGTTGTAGAACATCTGGGCCGCCTGGGCCCGGGTCATGTGGTCGTCGGGGCCGAAGAGGCCACCGCCGTAGCCGTTCAGGGACGCGGGGTGGTCCT